TTCTTTCTTTTCCTTCTTTTTTTTTTTTTCCCCCCCCCTACGTACTACCATCAATACCTTCTCTCCATACACGATCTCTACCGATCTGAACACGGAGAATGTCATCAAATAGTGTGGCAAACTTATTACGAAGTCTATCGATAAACTTTGCAAACTTTAATTCTTCTCTGGTAATTTCTGTAGAACGACCTAGAATGCCACCACCAGGTTGCTGTTCTAGTCTGCCAATCGGAACACCAAGTGCTTTGTATAGCTTACGCTCAAAATACTTAACGTCTTCTAGTTCACCAAGATTTTGGCCACCAGGAAGAGTTGTGATCTCTGTTCCTTTGCCGCCTTCACGACGAGGCAACCAGAAGTCTTCAAGCATTGAAAGATGCTTACGGTCATCCTTGATTTCACCAGTCGTGCTATCGTAAACCAACTTGTTACGATACTTGGTCATGATATCTTTTAGGTACTGTTCGGCCTTGATTGTAGGCATGTTGCCAACGTCAATATAAAATATTCGACGTTCTGGGGCACGCGATAAACGATATATAACTGTCGCATCTTCGATCATTCTCAAGTTATTGAGTGGCTTGATGGCTTTATGTAAGTAAGAGAGAACCATCGCTCTCTTTGAGTCCATTAGACCCGAATTGACATTGATAATGGCATCTATTGCAATCTTGGCACCAAGATTAGAGTGTGCGCCAATAATACCGCGCTCATTATAGAGATAGTATTCATTAACTTTCTTGATAACGTCAATAGTTGTACGAGGATCTTTTGTCTTCTGAATTTCACGGATTTTGCGAATTCTGCGCGGGTCAATATAGCGAAGTTCTATAATACCTTCGCCCGCCCTCTTTTCATCGATGATAACATGATAAAACATTCGTCCATCAATATACCAACGTCGGAATATTTCATGGCCCATATTACCAAAGTTGAGAAGCTTTAATACCAGATCAAACTCATCACGAATTTTTTTCTTAACGTTTTCCGGCTGTTTAAGGTCGTCCATATTAATTTCCACAGCTTTGTCTTTAGCTGTGTTAACAATGGCCTCATTGACAATCTCGTCAATAGCCGTTTCCAATTCAGGCTGCATTGACATTTCACGATAACGAGTGATAAGTTCAATTTCATTTCTTACCACGCCGTCCAAATCAACATAGGTGCCATAATAGGCACCCGATTGAATGGTTACAGCACCATCATCGTTCTGCGGTAAAGCAAACGATTTATTAGTTTCGTCCGACGAAGCTTCATCTTGCTTCGTTTTTTTACGTGAAATTTCAAAGCCAAAAAGTTGTACCACCAGTTACCTCCAGAAAAGAGTGGGGAGAAAACTCTCCCCACTTCTATATATTAACGGCCAATAGGAGGCGTAAAGCCCTGAGCAACAGAAGGTGCGCCAGAAGTAGCGATGCTGTCTGTTGTGTCTGATTCCCACCACTGGTATGCAAATGTTACTGCATATTCTTCAATTGTATCATTTGCGCCCCAATCTAGTTCGATTGGAGAAATGTCAATTGGGAACATACCAATAAACTTGTATAGCTTAATGATAGAATCGTCTTTACCATACTGAGTAACAAGACCGTCCTGCTGATACTGAGCTGGACTTAGATAGTTTTCAGAACGGACATTTGAAACGTGAGAGTTAAGTCTGCTCATCCACAATTCGAAAGCGTTACGAATAACGAAATCTTCATCGTTGATAATTGTAACTGTCCATTCGGTGAATGTACGATTACCTGCAAACTTTAGCTCACGGCCAAAGTAGTTTACTGGTACCTGGTTCACAGTGGAACCAGGCAACTGAGCGGCGCGGCACATAAAGTTATACTTAACTGACGCTGTGCCTAATAGATTTCCAAGAAATGGTAGTTCGCAATTGAAAAGATTTGGTCTTGCGCCATCTCTTGACATTTGCGATCTGAACTCTTGAACATTAAATGAAGCCATTTTTATTTACTCCTTTTGAATATTTATGCTACATCAACGATTAGAAACGACCGACAACTTCTTCGAAGGCTACACCAGTTCTAACAGCCACAAAGTTTAGCTGAATGAAGTTGATGCTTCTAGCTGGCTTGATGTAGATATCGCCAACAAATTCGTTACGGTCAATAACTTCAGGAGTATTGTTTGTTTCGTCGCAAACTACACGGAAGTCGTAGATACCACGACGACCTTGTACGTCACGTAGGTATGGTTCAATTAGAGCCACAAACTGTGCGCGTGTGAACTCGTCGTTGAATTCGAACAAGCTATACTTAGCTGCTCTTGCAATGGCCTTTTCAAGCACAATGAATAGACGGCGAACGTTAATACGGTCGAAAGCTGAAGGCTTAGCCAACATTGTCTTATCGCCATAAAGCACTGTTCCTTCGCCACGGAATGTAACGATTGGATTAATGCCGTTCTTATATAGTTCGTCACGATCTGTCTTATCTGGGTTGAAAGAAAGCTTTACAACATTCTTGATCTGACCACGATTGAATCCAGCTGGTGAGAACCATGGATCACGCTCAAAGTCTGTTCTTACGCATAGACCAGCAATGTCACCATTCATTGGAACCCAACGATATACATTGTTGTACTTGTCGAACTGGTACTTCCAAGAACCGTCCATTACAGCATATGATGTTGAGCGGTTCATAGCGTTTCTGTATGAGATAGCGTTATTTGATGCTTCTGTAACACCAACAGAAACAACGTTAGCTCTTGTTGGTGAGCAGAATACTACGCAGTCCTTACGGAATTCAGCTAGATTGTCGATGCAATGCTGAACAACAGCTAGGTTAGCTGCGCCTGTTACAACCAATGAGATATCAACTTCTTCTGCATTTGAGAAACGATCATATGCAGTAATACGGTCACTGTCAGAAACAGCGCCTACTGTACCGCCAGAAAGCGATACTGTGTATGAAGATGCACCTTGTGAGAAGCTTTTTCCGGTAGCAGAACTGCCCCAATTGGTAGCATCTGCAACGTTAGAAGAAACATCCTGAGCATGATTAATTACATAGATGTACTTTGAACGCTCGTTAATAACGTTTACGTAGTAGTTTGAAGAACCTTCAGATGTAATAGCATCTGCGGCCTTAGAAATGTAAGCAAACTTTTCTAGAATTGTGTTTGCAACACCAGAGAACTTGCCGTCTTCGTCAACGACGATTACGTGCATTTCGTCTCCTGAACCACCAACGCCAGCAGCGTAAGTAGATGTGTTAGGTGCGCCGTTAAACTGTTCAGCATATATCCACTGTGAAGGCCAGCTGGCACGGTCTACATACATGGTGTTAGCATACATGGAAACTTTTAAGCTATTTCCTAGATCACCAGGATACTTAGCTGCAAACATACCGGCGGTGTTTGATGCTTCCATGTTGATATAGTTTGAAACATAATCGTCGGCATTCTTAATCAAAATGCCGTTACCGATAGAAGCATTCTTTGCAGAAGCGGTGCTGGCTGCACGAACGATTTTTAGATTACGTGCATAAGCCAAGAAGTTGGTTGCAGTAAAAAAGTCTGTGAAATTATTGTTATCTGGCTTACCAAATGTATCTACTAATTCAACCTCAGAAGAAATGGTACGAATTTCTTCAAGTGGTCCCCAGTTGAAGTTACCGACAAAGGCACCCTCAGTTGTGCCTACGGCTGGGACAATAGTTGTTAAGTCAATTTCAGATACATTTACGCCTGGTGACAATTGAAATGGCATATTGTTTCTCCTTTACAAGAATTATAATTCATTCTTTACATTATTTAGAAAAACGAGTATTTATAGTCTACCTCGCCAGTTTAGATCGTCAAACGGATACATTTGGCGTCTATCCTCTAACCACAAATCACCAGAAGCATCTTTTTCACCAATATTATCTAATCCATTATCTATGATACCAAATGGTACCATGTCTTGATCCATTATGTCCAAAATCTCTTTTTGGAGAGTTTGTCTTATGTCATTCTGGATATTCTCTTTGAAGTATCTTTGGCCAGTCAACCAGCCAAAATGGACTAGCGTCATGACCAAATCGTCGTTATTACCCTCTTCAGCCTTAAAGCTTTTCTTGTCAGCCGAGAAGGTTATCAACTCATTGATTGTATCTTCATCATTGACTATCAGCTTATCGCTTTCGATTAGCGTCTTTAGATTTGTACATCCAATCATTTTGGTTTGAGGAGACTGTCTAATACCAAATGCAATCTTCTTTTTGAAACCGGGGGTCTGCTGCTGGCCCTGTTTACCTTTCATTTCGATCTTGATAAGGTTTTCATAGGCTAGTTCATAGTGGATAATGTCTGCTACTTGGAGACCAATTGAATTGATTTCCACTAGAATGAAAGCTTCGTTATAGATTTTTGCTGTCTGGACAATGATAGTAGGGAACAAGAACGGCGATATGGTGTTATCTTTAAATACAGCTACGACTCTATAGGGTATCTCAGTCACATCTATAATAGAGAATGTAGAGTAGTCTAGGTTCTGACCTTCAGCAACGTCCACTGTCATGCAGTAGGTGCGACCAGGTTCAGGCTTCTTATAAACTCTCAAATTACCCTCAATGTCAATTGGAGTATGCCACACCAGCGAACGTAGTTTTAGCGGGTGAATTAAAGTATTTGTAGAACCGATGAACTCACACTCAAACTCTTGACGGAACTGG